AGCGGTGGTGCCGGCCTTCTCCAACCCTTACGCTACCAACATGCGTTGCCTCTAGTGTCAGAGGATGGGAAGGAGTTAGGCCGAGCCGTGGCGCCGCCACTTGTCACCAAACCGGACTTAGTTCCGAATCGTTCTTACAACAATGATTACGCCTCAGTGACTGGGCGAGTCACTAAGGTGTTGAACGATGTTACCCCGCCATCGCGCTACTTGACTTATGCCAAGCAGTTCGTCGACGAGGTCATTGGTGACAAAAAGGGGTTGGGATCCCCATTGGAGATACAGGAAGTAGTGGAGTTGCAATCGCGTCCTACCCAGAGGGGTCGCTCGGACAAGGTGCTGCAATGGATAGGGGCTGTCAACCCCGTATCCGTACGCGCGTTTATGAAGGGGGAGTCCTATCAGAAACCCGGCGATCCGCGAAATATTTCCACCGTGGGCGCCGAACACACATTACAATTGAGTGCGTATACTTACGCATTCAAGCGCGACGTGTTGTATCGGCAACCCTGGTATATGCCAGGAAAGAAGCCCGCTGAGATCGCGGACCGCATAGTTACGCTGGCACGTAGCTTTAGAGTGCTTTCTGAGACCGACTATTCGCGACTAGACGGGACTGTGTCCCGATGGTTGAGAACCCACGTCGAGCGAGCTTCATACCTCGCTTGGGTCGCGGAGCGGTTTAAGACCGAATTGAGCTCCCTCCTTCAAGCGGAAATCAACCCGCGCGCTTGCACCAGTAATGGATTGGCCTATGAGCCTGAGTCGTCGGTACTCTCTGGTTCTCCATTGACTACCGATAGCAACACCAATACATGCACCTTCGTCTCGTATTGCGCTGGTCGCGAAGCGGGTCTAAACCATCAAATGGCTTATGACTTGCTCGGCGCCGCCGCTGGCGATGACGGAGTCTCCCCGATTAAGGCTGTCTACCTCGAACGCGCTGCAGGACACCTTGGGTTAACACTCAAGTGCATCCGTAGAGAGGACGGCCATGTCAACTTTTTGGGGCGCGTGTTTTACGATGCTGGGGCTGGATGCAACGGAAGCATACAGGATCCGTTGCGTACGTGGCGCAAATTACATCTTAGTTTTGCACTACCAACTATCTCCGATGGACAAGCGCTAGCCAACCGTGCTGTTGGTTACCTTTCCCTCGATCCAGCCGTCCCCGTCGTATCTGATTGGTGTCGCGCGGTTCTGCGGTTCGTCCGCCAAGAAGGGGTTATTGATGCCGATTCACCGTACTTTGTATGGCTTCGGAACCAATGCCCCGAACTTGGCGGTTGGCCGCAATTGACGCGCGAACGGGCCTATGAAGCCATTTCTTGGCGGGAAGAAATTCCCGTTTGCGACATAAAATCCTTGGTTTGTCGCATTCAAGCAGCTACCAACCTAGCGGAACTCGACTCACTCCATGATAATAACCATGGTCGTATCGAGGTTGTTTCCGTTGTGGCCGTAAATGGCCAGCTTCAATACCCGATGCAGACAAGCGACTCTGTCACCACTTTGCCAGTGTCCCGACGTCCCCGTGGCGATGCCAGACAACGTCCACGTCGACCTCCGGACACCCACGATCGACCACGAACCGCCAATCCTCGAGGAGAGGTTCGCGGTAGAATTGGTCGACGATGAGATTAGACC